GTGCTGAGCACCATCCCATCGCTAACGATCTGGCTTGGCATGTCCAGGATTCCCTTCGCAGTAACGGCGCCAGCAGTGCAGCTGACGCCGAAGTCTGCGAGGAACACATCCAGATCCTCAGTGAATGCCATGCTCAGCTGTACTTCTTGGAGCCGAGAGCCTGAACCGATACGGCGCCGGTGCCGGTGCCGCCGGAGACAGTGAAGAGTACGCGAACGTAACGACGGAGATCGTTGCTGTTCAGGTAGATCTTCTCGCGGAATGCGGTGTTAGCAGCAGCAGCAGTGAAGCCGCCACCGGTCACATCTGCGAAATCGCCGGAAGTGGTGGTGTTGCTGTGCTGGATCTTGGCGGTCAGGGTGACGCCAGAGCCGGCAGCAGCAGCATCGATGATGAAGGCAACGTCGCCCTCATAATCCACGAGATCAACGTTGGCGGGGGTGCCAGCGCCGGTGGATCCCACCACTGCGTTGTTGTGAACTGAGAGCAGATCGGTTTTCGATCCGAGGTTGTGGATGGTCATGATTTTGCCCTCCGTCTGGGGGTAGTTGGTTTTGGTGCAGGCTGAGCGATAACCTCAACCGCTTCTGCCACTGAGGCAACAGCCTCAACGGCTTTGCCGATACCGATCAGGAGCTTGGCGTCAGAGGGGGAAGCCTCTAGGACTTCCCCGATCTTCACCACTCGGCCCGAAAGCATCGTCTGCCGTAGGACCTTGATCAACATGATCAGAGGGTGTCGTTGCCGCGGCTGAAGGATTCAGGGTGACGGACGGCGATGTCCACATCCTGCATAGCCACCACGCGAACGGTGCCGGAAGTGCTGTTGGTGTAGGGGTCCACCATCAGATCGAGGCCAGAGAAGTAGCCGATGATCAGGTCAGCGAAGTTGCCGAACCACAGATCGCCGGTAGCAACCTGATTGGAGAGCACGCCGGTGTAACCGTTGACCTCGTTGCCTTCCATGATGAACATGCCGGAGCCGGCATCTTTCTTGGCGGTCTTGAGGCCGCCGCGCATTGCAGCGTTCATCAGGTAGACGGGGTTGCCCAGCAGCGCGTTGGCGGTAGCCACGTCGCTCTCCAGTGCCACCACTTCCTCAAAGGTGGGGGTAGCAGCAGCGAAGTTCTCGGTGCCGATGCCGGTGGTGAGCTTCAGTCCGAGGGGCTCACCGTTGGAGCCAGTGCCATAGAGGCCAGCCAGGTCGATCTTCAGTGCAAGCACACGAGCCAGGTCGGTGCGCACCATGTTCTCCACATCAATGGAGGACTGGATCATCAGGCGGCGGCTGTAGTCGGTGAAGGCAGCCACGGTCTTAGGAGTCAGGCTCACCTGATCCACGGTCTGCTGCGACTCGTTGGGGGCGCCAGACTCAGCAACCCAGTAGGCAGTGCCAGCGCCGGATTGACGGGGGATTGCCACGTTGCCGGTGAGGCCGGTCAGCACGGTGGCGCCAGCCTGATCCAGAGCGGAGGCATTGCGCAGCAGATCGATGAAGCTGCCAGCGTCCAGCTCGGTAGCAACCAGGTTGCCGCCAGCGGTAGCAGCGCCCACGTTCAGGTCACGGCGCAGCACATCCTGGGGGATGGTGATGCCGCGGGACTGCCGGCCGAGCTTGGCGGCAGCAGCCTCAGATGCTTCAATCTCGAACGCAGCAGCCTCACGGGCCGAGCGGTCGGTGGGGTTTGCCAGATAGTTGATGGCACGCATGAAGGAGAAGCTGCGGCTCTCCTGCGCGGTCAGGCCGATTTCAGCGGCGCTCATAGTCACGGGCTCCTGTTTGATGTCGAGGTTGTCGAGCACAGCAGCGCGAGCATCGTCGATAGAACGACCAGACTCGATCAGCTGGCGGCCGAGATCGGCCATGCCGTGCTTGTCGCACAGCGCGTTAATGCCAGCGATGCGGGAGCGCTCAGCCTCGGCGGCTTCGGCCCGCACCACTGCCAGATCAGGGGTGGTGGTTTCCATTGCAGGAATGGGATCAGGTGTAGGTGCTGCCGAGGCAGCTTGCTCGGCCTCCAAGCTTCGGCCGATACCGACGCCGGGGTCAGCCGGCACCGATACAACGGAAACTTCATAAGGAGACCAGGCAGTAGCAACAAAGTCGCCACTGCCGCGCTCTTCCATTTTGTCGATGGAGTAGCCAAAGGAGACATTGCGAAGAACGCCATCCTTCACATCACTCAGGATTTCCTGAGCGAAAGGATTGCGGCTGAACCGCACACGTGCATAACCGCGACGACGTTTGCCGTCGATGTATGCACGCTCCACAACGCCGATCACTCGATCAGGGTTGTGGTTGAACAGGAGCGGCGCTCCATCGTTGAGGCGGCTGAGATCAGCGGCCTCGCCTTCATGGCTCAGAATCTCATTGCCGAAATAACGGGCAACAGGAAACTCAGAGCTAAACGGAAACTCATAGGTGCGATCCTCAACCTCATCGAAGGTTGTGAGCTCTGCACGCTGGTGGCGGCCAAGGCCAGGCATTGCCCGCTCCTCACCCGTTGCCTCCTCAAACATGATCGGATCCATCTCGTGCTCGCTCAGCCAAGTGCGAGCCTCATCAGTGGTGAACTGCTGAGCATCAAACCGCACCGCCTGGATCTCGCTCTCGCCTTCCTTAATTCCGTAGATGAAATCGATGCCATCACCGCCGGCATCATTCTCGCGACGCAGTTCGTCGTACTGATCGGGATCAGTCAACCTGGCTGCGTGCTCATTTGGATAAGGCCGCGCCTCTTCCATTTGTCTACCCTGCAATGCCTTAATTGTATCCGGCTCAATCGGTGCCATCAGTCTTCGGACCCTTCGAGCGGATCCTCTAGCACTGACTCCTCTTCGTACTCTTCCTCTTCATCCATCGGCAGCTCCGTATCCTCAAACGCCGGCTCGCCGCCCATCGTCACAGCAGGCTGTGATCCACCGCCAGCGTTGACCTCGCTCGGATCGGTATCGAGCACGATGTCCATCTCATCGAGCATCGCCAGCTCCGCCTGACGGGCAAGCAGCACATCATCGAGATCGCCGCCCTGCTCGCTGATCACTTGGCCCAGCGTCTTGAAGCCGCAACGCACAGCATCCTTATAGGCGTTCACCTCACGCTGCGGGTCCACCCATTCCCAGCTGCGGGGGATCCAGCGGCTGGCGCGGTAGCGGTCAGGGTTGGTCTCATATGCAGGCAGATTCAGCTCACCGCTCAGCACCGCCATATCGAGCCAGTTCTCGTAGACGATCTGATGGAAGTTCTCAATAAAGAACCGCTGCAGCACCTTGTACGTGTCGCGCTCTTCCAGCAGGCTCAGCCGGCTGCTGCTGTAGTTGCTCTCTGAGAAGTTCTTGCTGATGCTCTCAAAGCTGACGCCAACGCCAGCCGCCACAGCACGCAGCATCGAACGGGTGAATGGCTCCAGCTGCCCATCGGGTGCATTCAGATCCGGCACGGTCACGCTCTCGCCCGGCGCCAGATACTTGAACACGCCAGGACTGAACTCACTCACGCGCTCGCCCTCATAGATCTCATCACCGATCAGCTCACCCTCAGGCGATTGGATGAATCCCATCAGTGCGCTGCTGGCACGGGCACGCACCACCTCGGCCTCTTCATAGCCCTGCAGCATGTGCAGCCGCATCAGCGCCGATGCAAACCATGTAACGCCGCGCGTCTGCGATGGGCGCTCCGGCAGGAAAAGGTGAATGACCTCATCAGCAGGAACCCGGATCCGTCGGCCATTCGTCCGCGGATTGCCCGCATACGTGTCACCCGGATGGTTGGCATAGAAGTGATACGCCTGCGGCCGCAGGTAGCTATCCACCTCGATGCCCATCCGCACCGTGTTACCGGCCGCGGCCTGCGGAATATCGTCGTCGATCAGGTAATCAGATTCCAGCACCTGCAGCGCGAACGGCACGCGCGAACCGCCGAATGGCTGGCGGATCATCCGCACAAACACCTCGCCGCTCTCCGCCAGGCTGCGGCATAGCAGCCGCTCCATATCGTGGAAGCCCAGCAGGCCGCTTACATCACAGCGGCTCTTGTGCATCCACTTCTCCCATGCCTCATGGATCTGGCCGTTAATCGCCTGATCCAGTCGCCCGCCACGCTGCATCCGCACCTGTGACTGGTGCTTGATGCCGTGCCCGATCACATTGTTCTGAATGCTGCGTAATGCCTGCCGCGCATAGTCGTTGTCACGGCACAGCTGCCGCGCACGATTGCGTAGCGCCTTGAAGCTGCTCTTGATCTCGCTGTCAGCACTGGTGCCGCTTGTCACCCAGTCAGCCGTCAGCCTGCTGACACGCGCACCCTGATACGCCCGCGCACGTGGCCGCGTCGGCTCAAATCCCATCGCCTTGAATAGCCGCGTCCGCAATCCCATCAGAACCTCACGAATAGGTTGTGCGGATTGCCCAAGCCGTTGGCGATTAGATCCGCCATCTGCTCGCGCTTCACCTCAGCCTTCAGCTTAGATTCGCGCTCCATCAGTTCACCCAAATCCAGCTTGGTGAAACTGCGGCTGCCAATTGTGTATTGCTTAGCGCCGCCGCTGATGATCGTGCGGATCGCAGCCTGCACCGCATCGAGATCGATCTGCGCTTGGCTGCGCCCATCAAATGCGCCCGGTGTGCCGGCATAGCTCAGCGCCCGCTCAACCGTCAGCTGGCCAGCGCCCAGCGTCACCTTCTCACTGCCGGCAGTAGCAATCGCCTGCCAATACCACTGCCCGGCATCAAACCCAGCGCTGGTGCTGGCAGGGATGGTGAACTCCCAGCCAGTGCCATATGCGGTGCCCGTCACCGTGGCGCCCTCGCTAGCCGTATTCGTGCGCAAGAAATATGACAACGACCACGAGCCGCTATCTATTGAATTGCCGAGGTTGTCAACACCAGCAACATCACGCCAACGCACCGTGTCACCAGCTCGAAAAGAACTTGGAATGTTCACGGTTCGACTAACACCTTTGTGTTGAGTCTACCCAACAAGTGGGTCCATGCCTAGCCACGCCCTGCCACACCTAGCCCAGCCCTAACCGGCCATGCCAAGTAGCGCCGCGACCATCCTTGTGAGGATGGCAGAGAGGACCGAAGCCCTCTGTGCCACCGTCTATGACCCTTGCCGTACCTAGCCTTGCCGGGCCCCACCGCGCCCAGCCGTGTTGTGCCATGCCGAAGCGAGCCTAGGCAGATCTGCTCCCATAGAGAGCAGCAGGGAGGGTTGCCCCTCCGTGCTGCCGTCTGCAGCCCTTGCCATGCCGCGCCCTGCCACGCTCAT